GGATGAGGACCGTGCTCGATCCGGCGGCTGCGTTCCCGGCGGCGTAGCAGTTGAACTGATACGCGGCGTGCTCATCGAGCGGCATGCCGCCCGGCGCGAGCGCATCACGCTGGAAAGAACAGGTGTCCAGCGTGGCTATCAGGTTCCAGCGGTCCAGGGTGTAGCCGTTGGTATTGAACGGCCCCGCCCCCCTCTGGGCTACCGTAAACAAACCGTTATGAATGAGGTTGCGCCCGACGTTTCGTTGCGCTCCCGATACCGCATTGTCCACGTAGGATGTCGTCGCCACGCCCGCCTGCCCTTGCAGGCTGCTGGCCGCCGTCCATTGGGTGCTGTTGCCGTCGTTGTAGCGGACGTACAACTGCCCGCCCGTGCTGTCCCACCACAGTGCGCCGGGGTTCAGGGCGGGGGGTGTTGGGGCGATGGTGGCGCCGCCGGGCACGGCGCCCACGGCGTTCTGGACGAAGGCGGTCGTGGCGATGCTGGTGTCGCTATCGCCTGCGGTGGGTGTCGGTGCCTGCGGGTTGCCGGTGAACACGGGGCTGTCGAGCGGCGCCATGTTGTCGATCACGTCGGCGTTGCTGTTGAGGTGTCCGCCCCAGGCGTCGTCGTCCGCGCCCGGCGTCGGTTTCTTGAGCAGATAGCGCGGCGTGGTGGTGTAACCGCTCATACCAGTTCCTCCAGCCGCGTCTCGTCCCAGGCTCCGGTGCCGCAAGCCGGGGGCGTCGTCCACGTCCCGGTCTCGCACGGCCCTGCTTGCTGCCAGCCGCCAACCTCACACGGCGCCCAGGTCGGCCATGTCAGTTCCAGTTCGGCGGTGGCGCTGAAGACGATCCCGGCGACGGCGGCGGGCACCCAGTTGATGACCAGGCCTTGCAGGCTGGCGTCGAAGGTGATGCCGCTCGCGCCCCCGACGTCGTAGACGCGCGCGTCAGGCCAGTCCGAGTAGGCCCCGGCGCCGAATGTTCCTACGCCATAGGGGCGAGGTCCGATCCCGGCCATATCATGTTGCCTGGATGTGGATGGTGCCTGCCGCGAGGCGCACGACGTCGCCGGTCAGGATGTCGCGGGTGATCGGGGTGATACCGTCCGCCGGGTTGACGAGCGGCCCCCAGTAGAGCCGGTTTCCTGCGGTGACGGCTGACCAGACCTCGAAATAGCCGAGGGTTCCCCAAGGCGTGGTGGCGATGGGGAAGCTGATGGTAGCGGTATTGGCGGCGATGGTGGGGGGGGGGGTGATCAGGGCGAAGACGGCGGCCTGGCGGGCGTAGGCGCCGCCGGTGCATTCGATGCCGGGGGTGCCTGCCTGGGGTGGCGGCGATGCGGCGCACAGGGCGATGAAGCACCCGGCGGGCACGGTCATGGGCGCGAAGGCCAGGGTATGGCCTAGAACGGCGCTTTCCAGAAAAGTTGTTGCCGATCCGGGCATTATATCATACGGTCCATTTGCAAGGCGTGGCTGGGTCCGGCAGGGCACGACTGGATGCGGGTCGGCAGGGCAGGCATGGAATGTTGGCGGTGATATTCATCTAAAACGTCACCGCCAATTCCGCTACATACGGTGCGCCACTGTAATCACTTTGTTGCTTCCACAAATTGGCGCGGGTCACTACTTGCTGCCAGGCGGCGTCCATTTGCTGCGCGCGGTCGTCGTCTAGTTCGAACATCGCGCCGAACTTGCAGACGCCGAACAGATAGACGGCGTAAAGCTGTTCCAGCACGGGGTTGGTATCGGCGGGCAGGATCAGTGGCTTGGGACGGGCATACCAGCCCATGAGGATCTGCTGTGGTGCCCAGCTTGGATCGGGCGGGTCGGGGATGATGGGATGGGGCAGGAACTCGATGCAATCATGCACCAGCCTGTAGGCGTTGGCGGGGGCGCCGACGACGATCTGGGTGCCGGATTTGTATTGAACGGTCCAGCTTCCCGACCACTCGTCCTTTAGCTCGAACAGAACCCCGCTGGTGGCGTCGCGGATGCTTTCCATGGTCGCGAAGTCGGGCGGGAGCGTGATGTAGGGGCTGTCGATGGCTTGCGTGGCGCTTTTGACCATACACCTGGCCCGCAGCGTCTCGCTGATTTCGGTCTCGACCATGGCGACCCAGCCGGGGATCAGGCTGCCGATGTCGCGTCGGTTCAACCAGCCGCTAACCTCGTCCTGTAGCTGCTGGTAGGTTGCCATCAGATGACGATGACGCCGACAGACGGCGGTGCGGCGGTGCTGCCGGTCGCGTTGGTGGCGGTGACGATGCAGGTTGCGGTGAGGCCGACATCGGCGGGGATGGTGTCGTATGTCGCGGCGCCGGATCCCATGGGCACGCCGTCCATCTTCCATGCGTAGGCGTAGCTGGTCGGCGTGCCGTCCCATGTCCCTGTCGTGCAGGTGAGCGTGATGCCGGCCTGGGTGACGACGGGGATGCCGGTGTTGACGGGTGCGGCGCCTGGCGCGGGTTCGCCGCCGCCTACCCCCGGTATCGGCTCGTATTGCGAGGCTTCGAGCAACAGGCCCGCTTCCATGGTTGCGACGCCTTGGGCGAGGGCCTGGGTTTCGCCATCGGTGATGCCTGCCGCTTCGGGGAACAGGCGGATCAGCAGGACCGGGTCGAGGCCTTCGACGACGACGGGCTGGGTGCCGCTCACGGGATTGGCTCTGGCTGGGACGGGATCGGTTCTTGCTGCGAGGCTTTCAGCTTCTCGCCTTCGTCGCGGGTTTTGCGGCCCTGCTCGAGGGCGAGGGCCGAGGCGTCGGCGACGGTGTCGGCCTCGGGGAACAGGCGATGCAGCAGCACCTTGTCGATGCCTTCGACAAGCGTGGGTTCCAGGGTTGGCGCTGGCGCTGCCTTGGGCATGGCGCCCTGCTTGCCGGCGACAGGCGGATCGTCGTGCTTGCCGATGCCGTGCGTGTCTTTCTGCTTGGGGGCGTCGTGCTTGTCGTTGCCTTCTTTGGTTGGGCTGGCCATTAGAGTTTCCTTCCATCGTCGGTTCTGAGCAGGCGACACTCGCGGCTGTCGAGTAGCTGGTTGAGCAGCTTCTGGTCCTTGGTAACCCCGAGTTTTTGCCACTGGTTCCACATCACGCGCGGGACGCGGGCAACGAGGGTCCATGACTGCTTGCGGGCGATATGCTTGTCGAAATTGGACGCGAGTTGCTTGGCGCTCTCGACGATGGCGCGGGTGTTCTGCGAGTGAACGAAGACGAGGCGCCCGGTGTCCTCGTCCTTGGTGACCTCGGTCGCGCTCTGGGTCGTCTCGTCGTAGTGCTCGTAAAGCGGGGGTTTGCTCATTGTGCGTAATCCGCGCTATAAGCGGGGCGTTGACGGCTCATCCCAGCCATCAACACCCCTAACCCCGAGACCTTGTGTAAGAAGGACTGAGGCTGATGCCAGACAACACCGACGAGGCGCGCAGGGCAATCACTGCCGCGTATAACCGCGAGTATGCGGCCAAAAACCGCGAGAAAATCGCGGCCCGCAACCGCGAACGCTACCAGCAGAACCGCGAGAAGATCCTGGCCCAGAGCAAGGCCCGCGTTGAGGCGTGGGTGCAGGCCAATCCGGACGCCCGCAAGGAACATCAGAAGCGGTATCGCGAAAAGAACCGCGAGAAGATCCGCACGGCCAATAACGCATCCATACGCGACGAAAACGGCGAGATGAGCGCCCAGTATAAGGCGCGCCTTGAGGTCAAGACGGCCAAATGGCGGCAAAACCTCGAAACGGTAGCCGGGCGTCCACCGCCGCTGGTCTGCGACGTGTGCCAGAGGGCGCCCGACCCCGGCAAGAGGATGCACTTCGACCATTGCCACGCCAACGGACATTTCCGTGGCTGGCTGTGCCGGTCTTGCAACCTCGCGCTTGGTAACGTCCAAGATGATCCCGTCCTTCTGCGAAAACTGGCGGCCTACTTAGAAGAAAACTCGGAAGGCACGCCAGTCATCGAACTCTTGCGTAAAGAATAGCGATAAGTATTCGACCAACCTCTATTGGTTGAGGTCAAATATAGTGGCGTGGGCTTTGGGGGCCGTTGGACGAATACAGCCCTCGAATACTACGCCGCCCTGGCTATTGTCTCCAGTTTGTGCGTAATCTTGCTGTATGATATCGCGCTCTGGCAGTGGCGCGAGTTCGATATAGTCGGTGGACACCAGGATGATCTGGTGGATCGGGCAGAAGCGGTCGGGCGCGAGGTCGATGGTGCCGAAATTGGTGCGGTAGACGTCGACGGCGCCCATGATGGTGACTTGCTCGCGCGACGTGACGTTCTGGATGTTCTGGGCCACGACGGCGTTGCCCGTGCCGCCCTGGCTGAGCGTGGCGAAATAGGCTTTGACGTTGCCCGACATGATGCCGAGGCTGGGCTTGCCGCCGGCCTGCCAGCACTGCTGCACGGCGCTGTCCACCATGGCGAGGGTGAGGTCGCGCAGCGTGCCTGCGGTGCCGGCGTTGCTGCCGTCGCCCACTGGCATCACGCCCGCGCCCGCGCCCCGGCTTCCATTCGCCGTGTAGCAGGGCAGCCCGCTCATGTGGCGCGGGTCGGTGATGGTGCGAACGAGGGGGGATGTGACGGCGAGTTCTAGGTCGCGCTTCACTTCCATGCCGCGCAGGATCAGCTGGCGGTTATACTCGTCCTCGCCCCCGGCCATGTCGACGACCCGCAGGGTGTTCGAGACGCCCACGGTGCGGGCGATGATCTGGCACACATTGTTCAGGCGCACGGGCTTGAGGACGGCCTGCATGACGGCGGTGAAGCCTTCGGGCTGCGCGTTGTCGCTGGCCGCGTTGAGTTCCTGCACCAGCCATTCGGTCAGAACCTGGTTGGCGGCGACGCGGCTGCATGCGCTGACCAGCGGCGTCTCGTCCGGATCAATGCGGTAGATGATATCGGCGAGGTCTTCCTTGACGCCGATGGCGGCGGTTTCGAGATACGTGCCGGCGGGCGTCGCGCCCTGTGCGCCTACAGCCATGTTTAAACCCCATTGCAGCAAGGGCGCACGGATCGGTGCGCCTCATGCGGTGAAACCTGATCGAGTTGCTGGTTTCGCAATGGCTGGCGGCGGCTGGGCCGAGTGGGTGCAAGCACTCTCGGGGGCCGGGGGTCAGCATTAGCGACGGCACGGCTCGCTAGGCAGTGGGTGCAAGCACTCTGCGGCGCGACGTGTCTATGTTATGAGACGGGACCGTTGCACGTCAAGCGTGTCATCGCGCGTGGCCGTTGGCCCGGCGTGCGGCGAGCAATGCGGCGGCGGTGCGGATGTTGGCCTTGTCGCCGAAGGCCTGCTCGGCGACCTGGATGCGCTCGCTGGGTGCGGGTGGCGGGGGTGCGCCTCTGACCGGGGCGAGCGTGCGCTGCGGCGGGGCGCTGCTCTTGGCGCCTTCGACCATGCGGTCGTACATCGCGGCTTTCATCATGGTTTTGAAGTGATGGGGCGAGGACAGCCCGCGCAGTTCGTTCTCGCTGAAGCCGCCTTGCCGGGTCGCCCATTGGACGATTTCGTGTTGCAACTGGGTGCGCTGCTGCGGGTCTGCCCAGCCGGGGACTTCCTTCGATAGCTGTTCGTGCGCGGCGTTGACCTGCGCTTCCATGGCGCGGGCCTGGGCCTGGCTTTGCAGTGCGTTCAGGTTGCCAAGGCGCTGCTGTTCCTCGAGCGCGTTCTCGTATTGCGCGCGTTCGGCGATGTAGCGTTGCGGGTCGGTCTGGGCGAGCGACGGATCGGGGCGGTTGATTTCCTGGCCGACGATGTGTTGCAGGCGGGCGAGTTCGGGCTGGATGTATGGCAGCACGGTCGCGAGCGCCTGCTGCTGGGCGGCGATCTGCTGCGCCTGGGCGTGGACCTGCTGACGCTCGGCCGCAAGCCCCTGCATCTTCTGCGTGTAGTCGGCGGATTTGCGCTGCACGAAGGCCTGGATCTCGGCGGCGGTGCGTAGCCGCTGCCCTTCGATCTCGACCCCGCCGTCCGGCGTTTCCGTGGCGGTGGCGGGGGCGTCGCCTTGCGGCTGGGCGCCAAGGGCGCGCTCGAGGGCCGAGGCTGGCGCGGGTGCTGGCGGGGCTTTGGCTGCGGCCGGGGACTCTGCTGACGCCTGCGCCTGGCGTGCGACGTCGCTGGGCGAGGGCTTGCGGGTGGCGTCGGCGGCAGGGGCTGCGGCCTCGCCTTCGGCGCCCTGCCGCCTCTGCCGGTTGAGCAGCCGCGCGGCCTCGCTGACCGAGATGCCCGGCTGTGAGGTCGCGGGCGGGGCGGTTGGCGCGAAGCTGCCGACCTGGCCGGTGGGTGCTGCGGCGGGCGCGGCTGTGGGGGCTGACGGTCCTGGTGCGCCTGTGGTTTCGCTCATGGCCTATTCGCGTTCCTGCAAATGCGCCGGAAGCTGCCCCTCTAGCTCGGCGCCCCATTCCTCGTCGTTCACCGGATCGCGGCCCAGCGCCAGGCGGATGTAGTTCTCGCGCGTTTCGGGCAGCCCCTTGTCGCGCAGTCCGCGCAGGATCGAGGCCTGCCCGGCGCTAAGGCTCGGCCCAGTTGGGCGCCCTGATCCCTTTGCCGAGGATGCCGGCGCGGGCGGTTTGGGGGTCGACATAGCCATTGTTCACTGCTTTCCAGATGGCGAGATTGTTGGCGATGGTGCCCTTGTCGCGTCGTTCCACGCCGTTATACAGCCCGCGAATGCCTTCCCACGTAACGGATTGCAGTTGACGGGGCAATATTCCGAGTTCGTCGGCGGCTCTGCGGTAGGCGTCGGCATAGAGCGCATACATGCCCTGCAAGCCCTCGCCCGCGTGCGCCATCGTGCTGGGCCAGACATCGTCCCCGCTCACGGCGGGCGGGCGATACTTCTTGTTGACCGACGACCCCAGCCCATAGCTGACTTCGGGGCTGCTTGACCCCAGCGGGCGCAGCAACCCCGCCGCCACCGCGTGGGTGTCGATGGTCACGTCGTGCCCGGCGTCGGGGCTGACGATGTTGTTGTAGAAGTTCCTAACCTTGTGCGCCCCGCCCATGTTGGCGCTGATATTCGCCATGCTGTCGTCACGCAGCGAGGAGAGGGCGTTGCCGACCGCGTCGAGCGTGCCCCATTGCAGGGTCGCCGGCAGGCCCGCCGCGCCTTCCTCTTCGGCGTCGTTGAGCAGGAACCCGCCCCGCGTGCCGTCAGGGTTCACGATCCGGACGTTGTTGTGTTCGGCGTGGGCGCGGTCGTGCAGCCGCACCCACAGCGCCGCCTCTTTCGGGTCGCTGATCTCGCTCAGGGTCTTGCCCTGGATGTTGGCGTAGATGTCCTGCCATCCGGGGTTGAGCGTGGCGAAGCTGGGGGCTTCCTCGGTGCCGTGCCAGGCCCCTTCCAGCGCCGGGGTCCAGCCGCTGTCGGCGTGGTTGGCGTGGATGTTGGCCACCCGCATCGAGCCTTCGACGTTGTGTTCCCAGCGCCGCTGCGGCGAGAGCGCGGCAAGGTTGGCGGCTTGGGCGCGCACCGAGGTTCCGTAGGTCTCGGCCATGTTCTCGGCCAGGCTGCGCGCGCCGTTATACCAGTTCGCCGCGCTGTTCCGCCACGTCTCGGGCACCGCGTTGTAAAGCGCCTTGAGGTTGTCGGCGATGTGCGCCGTCAGCCCGTCCACCGAGGCGTTGTTCAGCCCGACGTGGCGCGACAGCACCTCGTCCACCCGGCTGCCGATCTTGGACTTCGGCGCGGCCACGGCGTCGTCGAAGGATGGGCGGTCGACCGTGTAGTTCGCCGTCGCATGCACGTCATCGGCGAGCGAGGGCTGCCGGGTGCTGATCCTGTCGGCGAACCCGACCGCGTCCGAGTTCAGCCGTGGCGCCGATCCCGGCCCGTGCGCTGCGACCTCGGGGATTTCGCCGAGGATGCCTCGGGCGGTGCGGGCGGCTTCGCTCAGCGGTCCGCGTGCCTCGCGTGCCACGCTGCCGACGAACGGCACCATGCCGAGCAGGCCGAGGCCCATTTGCAGCGAGCCTGGCTGGGTGCCGTGGATGTCGCCCTTGAGCAGGTGCTTGACGATATCGCCCCCGCCCTGCGCCACGTCGGGCGCGGACAGGGCGATGTTCGCGGCGGGGTTCAGTCCCACCCCCAGCTTGGCCAGTTCGCGCGGATCGGACAGGCCGCGCAGGGCGGCGTCGCCGACATCCTGCCAGGCGGTGCGCGGCGTGAGCGTGTCGGGGTGCAGCCGTTCGGTGCCGACCGGGTTGTCGGCATACGGGAACGGCGTCGGGTCGGTTGTGGGCTGGCCCTGGACCACGCGGTGGTAGAGCGACCCCAGCGCCGAGGTGAGGTCATCGGTGGCGGGCGGCACGCCGAGCAGGCTTTGCTGCGGGTCCGGATCGTCAGGGAACAGCAGCGACGCCATCAGACGATGCCCCCGCCCTCGCGGCCCCCGCGACTGCCGCCGGCTTCGTTGTCGAACAGCCGTTTGGCCTGCTGGATCTGGTTGTTGATCTCGTCGTATTGCTTGAAGCCCTGGTAGGCATCGACCAGCGTTTGGGCGCCGCCGCCGGGTTGCGGGGTGCCGGGTTGTCCCCCTGCGGCGGCGGGCGCCTGGCCCAGCAGCCCCTGCGGCCCGCCGGTCGCTTTCACCCAATCCACCCCCCCACCCAACTGCCCATACAGCATGCCGAGGGCTTTCTGCACGTCGTCGTGGGTGAAGCCGCCGCCGAGGCTGGGCTGCGCGAGCGAGGCGGCGGGCGGCGGCGCCTGCTGCGGCATGATGTTGCCGAAGCCCGCGCGCGGCGTGGCCGAGATCTGCGGCGCGGCGAGCGAGGCGGTGAAGTTCGGGTTCGGCGCATAGGGCGTGTTTTGATCCAACAGCCCGCTGTCCAGCAGCCCCGGCATGGCTAACGCTTTCGGGGTGCGGCGGTGGTCTTGCTCGGCGTCGGCAGGTTCGCGGCGCCGCGCGCTTTGCCCTGGCCCCCCTGCCCGCCCGCCTGCGGCTTGTTCTGCCCGCCGGTCGAGACGGTCTTGGTGCTCTGCGAGCCGGTCGCCTTCTTGTTCGCCATGGTCGTGTGTCCCCTATTCCATTGCGCGGGCTAGCTGGTCGGCGGCTTTGTCGGCCTCGGGCGCGTCGGCGTCGCCTTGCAGTTCGCCGCGAATGCGACTGATTGCCAATACCAACTGGCGGTTGGCCTCGCGGGTCGGCTCGTCGGCACCCCAGACGGTCTTCTCGGCGGCGTCGGCGGTGATGCGGTTCATGATACGCTGGAAGTGCTCGTCATCGAGCAATCTGCGCGCGGCGTTGGCGGCGACGACCTGTTCGGTGGTCAGCGTCACTGCGGCGCACCCGGCTGTGGCAGCGGTGGCCCGCCTGGCGCGTTGAGCGGAAAGCCGCTCGCCCGCTGGGTCAACTGCCCGTAGGCGCTGGGCATGCGGCCGCTGGCCAATGCCCCCTTCACCGCCGCCGCCGTCGCGGGATCAGGCCCGCCGGGCGCCATAGCGGGCCGTACAGGCGCCTGAGGCATCATCGGGGGTCGCGGGCCACCCTGCATGCCCGGCGGCACCATAGGCGGTCCTGCGGGCTTCTGCAGGGGCTGTTGCGGCTGACCCACGGCGGGCGGGGCTGCCGAGGTCGGCGGCGGCAGGTCGCCCAGCAGGTTGAGCGTCGGCACGTCGCGCCGCATCGCGTCCTGGAACTCGGTCAGCGCCGGGGCGGGGCTGCCGTATTGCGCCGCCGCCACCCACGTCTTCGCCCAGGCGTCCAACGCCGCCTTGTCGCGCTCGCGGTCGTCCTCGAGCAGCAGCCCGGCCCGCTTGGTCTGCTGGTCGGCGCGGTCGTTCTCGACGTCGGCCGCCGTTTTGTCCTTCTGCACCTGGGCCAGCAGCATCTCGGGGCTGGGGCCTTGCGGCGTTTCGGGCGGCTTGAAGTCCGGCGGCAGGGCTTTGAAGTAGGACGACACGTCGCTGATGCCGACCGTCTCGAGCATGCGCGCGAGCGTGTTGCGGTATTCGGGGATGCCCGCCAGCGGGTTGCTCAGCCCGCCCTGCGCCGCGATCTGTTCCTGCTTCTGGGCGATGGCGCCGAGCATCGCGAGCCGTTCCTGCGGCATCCCTTTGCCGCCCACGTTGACGGTGGCTTCCCACATGGTCGCCAGCGCGCGCGGGTCGATGGCAATCCACTCGCCGCGAATGCGGATCACGTTCGGGCGGTCCTGCTGCCGCGCCATCATCTTGAGCAGCCCGGTATAGAGCGGCGCCAGGCCGGTTTCCGCTAACGTCCTGGCCACCATGTCGAGGCGATCCTGCGCGGCGCTGCTCTGTTGGCTGACCGCAATCGGGGCCGTGCTCTGCAACTCATCCACCGTCAGCCCGGCCGATGCCTTGGTGATCCCCGTGCGGCTCTCGCGGATGCTCTCGAGCACCTGCAACACCGGCAGGGCTTCCTTGCCGGTAAAGGGCTTGATCAGTTCCGTCACCGCCCCCTGCTGGGCCACGCGGATGATCGATCCAATGGCGGTTTGTCTTACATCCGCCATGTTCGCCTGGCCGACCACCATGGTCGTGCGCGGGAACATGCTCTGGCCGAGGCTGTCCAGCACCGCGCGCATCACGCGGCTCTCGATGCGCTGCAAGTCCATCACCATGTCGGCCTGGCTGCTGCCGATGATGCGGCCCGGCTCGCGATACGGCGTGAAGCAGGCCAGCGGCGTCTCATCGACCCGCTCCCACTGCACCAGCGTGTCGGCATTCCCCAGCATGTGAACGTGGATCAACTCGGCCTTGTTGTCGCCGTTCGTGTCGGTCCTGATCCACCCCTCGCAGTAGCGGATGATCGCCATGCTTTTGTCGTTCGGCGGCGCCCCCCGCATGTTGTAGCCCTGCGCCTGGTTGCGCGCGATCATCTCGCGGCGCTGCTGCGGGCGCATCATCGCATCGCGGTGCGCCATCACCTTGTCCTCGGGCAGCCCCATCTCAATCAGGTCGCTCGCACTCACATCCCGCACATGGAAGATCGCCCGCGCGTCCTCGACCGTCGCGGCGTCGGCGACGACCCAGACGCACTCGGCCGGCACCGACTCGACGCGCGGCCAGGCCTGCTGCGATGAGCGCGTGATGGTGGCCGACCAGTATTCCTGCGGCCCGCCCTGTTGCAGGTACATCCCCCCGTTGGGCGTCTTGCCCAGCGCGTCGATCTCGGACTTGAGCATCGGCCGGCGCACGATGCGCTGCGCCTCGATGCCCGGCTCGCTCAGCAGCAACTGCAACTGCGGCAGCAGCAGCCCCTCGCACACCTCGGTGCGGCTTTCGGCCCGCGCGCCCCAGTGCCAGCGCACCCAGCCCGCCTTGCGGGTCAGCGCGTCGAGCAGGCAGTCGTGCAAGACCTGCCAGCCCTTGTTCGCGGTGAACAGCGACCAGCGGCAATAGTCGGTCGCCTGGCGCGCGAGCGTGGTCGCCAGCTTGTCGTCGCCTTTGATCTCGCTGCTGATGGGTTCAAAACTGACCGGATCCTCGACCGCCGTGAACAGCCGCAGCAGGCTCGGCAGCGTCTGCCGGATGGTATCCCTGACCACCGTCATGACGATCTGGCTGCGCCCGCTCGCCTCATCCCCGAACGGACGCCCGCTGTAGTATTGCGATGCCGTAATACGCTCGCGACTCAAGTATAGATCATAGTTCTGGGCAATCTTGAAGTAATACCGCGCCGTCTCTGCCAGTTCAGCGTCGGTCTTGCCCAGACGCTCGAAGATAATCTCCTGCTGCCATGCCGCGCCGGTCGGGCGAATGGCAGGCCTCAACCCCGCCGCATACTTACGCAGCCCCGGCGGTAACTCGTCCTCGCCCGTGTCGTTCTCTGGCTCGTCCAGCTTCGGCGGCAGCAGGAACATCTGCACCTGCTCCTGCCCCAGCGTCATGTGCTGCGGCGCGACACCAGGCGGCACCAGACCGGGGATCTGCGGCATCGGCGGTGGCCCGCCCCCGAACTGCGCCGCCGGCCCCAGCAAGCCCTGCATCGGCTGCCCCGGCTGCGGCGGCATCGGCCCGCGACCCTGCTGCATCATCCCCGGTGGCATCGGCATGCCCGGCGGCAGCCCTGGCGGTAAGCCGTTCATGCCGCTCATCTAAACATAATCCCCCGAGGTCAGGTTCATCCTCACCGGGTTGCTGTCGAACAGCCCGGACGTCATGCCAGAGGCTATCCCCAGCCCCTGCTCGGCGAACGTGTGGATCAGCGCGTCAGCCGAGTCCGGGGACGGCAGGCTTCGCCCCCTCATGCTGTTCTTGCTCTCGACCTGCATGCGCCCATCGCTCAGGAACTGGTAGCGCGGCGCCACCAGGTCGGCCCGCAGGTCGTCGTCACGCGGCAGCCGCACCGCGCGGCTCTCGAGCCACTCGCGGCAGCGCACCCACAGTTCGTCGCGCAGCCGGGCGTAGCGGCCCGTGGTGCTGGCCACCTCGGCGACGTTCACGCCGAGGATGGGCAGGTTCTGCTCATGCAGGCGATCCACCACGCCCGCGCCGATGCCGATCACGTCGATGACGATGAGGTTCGGCCTGCCCGCGCCCGCGCTGTCGTATTCCGACTTCAGCGCCCCCGCGAGTTGCATCGTGTCGAACTGGCGCCAGCGGCGCGGCATCTCGGGCACGACGTTGCCATGGCGTTTGATCAGGACCGAGGCGTCGGATCCGAAGCGTGCCACGTCCACGCCCCAGATGACCGGCATGGACGGATCCAGCGGCACGTCGCGCGTCATGGCGTCGTCCACCAGGCTGGCCGGTATCACGGTGTCGGCGTCGGCGACGGGGAACTCGCCGAGGACGCGGACGCGGTAGGCGTTGCTGTCGAGGCCGTAGCGTTGTGCGATCTCGGAGACGTAGCCGGGCGCCACGCGCTGGCTGTCGAGACACGACACCCGCATGGTGAACCAGCGGTCACGTTCCATCATGTGCGCGCGCCAGAAGAAGCCGCTGCTGCGGGTCGGGTTGCCGATCAGCAGCGTCACCGCGCCGGGCGAGGACATGCTGCCGCCCGCCGCCTCATACACCGCCTCGTCGATGCCGCTCGCCTCATCCGCCACCAGCAGCACGTAGTCCGAGTGCAGGCCGGCCATGGCCTCGGGCTTGTCGGGCCTGCTGGTGCGCGCGGTGATGAAGCACTCGGCGTCGGACTTGAGCGTGATGTGGTCGCTGGTGATCGTCCAGAGGTCACGCCAGGCCGGCGGCAGCAGGCCGAACCATTTGACCAACTCGGGCCAGAGGGCATCGAAAAGCTGCGGCGCGGTTGGCGCGGTAACCGCGATCTTGAACGGATGCCGGGTGTTGGCGAACCAGACCATGCACCAGGCTGCCAGGGCCGTCTTGCCGACGCCGTGGCCTGACCTGATGGCGACGCGCGTGTGGCCTCTGGCGACGGCTCTGAGTGCCTCGATCTGCCATGCGTCGGGATTGGCGTGCAGCACCTCGCGGACGAAGCCGATGGGCGCGCGTTTGTAGCGGGCGATGGCGGTGTGGAAGGGATTGGCGCTGGCGGCGATTGCCTGCGCCCAGTCCTGCGGCATGGTTTCGGCGTGGCTCATTCGTTTGGCGGCGGTGCGTTGAGGTCGAAGGCGCGGCCGTTGGGTTCGGGTTCGTGTGCGATGGTTGGCGAGACCATGTCGGTTGCGCGGTCTTGCTGGCTGACGAGTTGTGCGGCGAGCAGGTGGAGTGTGATGGGCGAGTTGCCGTCTGGGGTTGAGATTGATTGCAGCGGTTTGCCCCAGCCTCGGTCGAGGATCGAGTTTGCGGCTGAAACGCGGGCGCTTGGCGGTTCTTCCTTGTTTTGCATGATGGCGGCGAGAGTGTTGACGGCTTCGGCGGTGTAGGTTCGCGCGAGGCGAGCGACATCGGCGCCTGCTTTGATTGCGCCTTTCGGGTTTCCGGACTGTCCGGTTTTCCATGGGGTGAGATGTTCGATGCCCAACGGCGTGCCAACTGCAATTTGTCTCGCCGACTGATACGCTGTTGGCGAGTCTGTCTGCAACCCGGTTACGGGGGCGGCGGCAATAGTTGAGTGATATCAGCGCGTTGCTTGAGCCACTCGGCGATGTTTGTTGGGATTTGGTATTGTCCTGAGGTCCATCGTTTGATTTGTTTGGGGTCGCGGTTGAGCAGGCGGGCGAGGTGGTTGCCTGACCAACCGAGGGTTGAGAGGCATTGGCGCAGTTGGTTTGGTGTCATGGGTTTGCCTGTCAGGCCCCCCATTTTGGGCGGGGGAAGCTGGCGATGCCGTTGCCTTCGGCGTCCTGGACCCAGAGCTTGACGCACAGGAAGCTGGCGTCCTTGGCGAGGCGGCGGGCGGTTCGGATTGCTTTCGCCTTGTCGGTCATGACGTGGAAGGGTTCTTCCATGGTGCTGTCTTCGAGTTCGTTAGCCAGGTGGTAGGTCTTGGCCATGGCTCAGCCCTCCCTTCGTGCTGCCAGGCGGCGTTCGATCTCAGCGTCGATAGCGGCTTCGGCGAGGTCTTCGGCGTTGTCGCCGTTGCGGTCGTAGATCTCAGGGTCGGCCAGGTGGCGGGCGGCGCGGCGGGCGTTCTGGAGGCTGTCGCGGCTGCAATAGTAGCCACGCTTGCCGTCCTCGTATTCCGCGAAGATGTGGAAGGCGGCGTTGGTGTTTTCGTTCAGGGCGGCGATCATTTGGGCGAAGGTCATTTGGTGTGTTCCTCAGATGCTCGGGGCGGATCCCCGTGCTGTGAGGCGGTTATGTCACCTGATTGGGGACATGGCTATAGCGTTGTGTGCATAGCTGGTATCTTTAGCATCGTGTGCATCGTGTGCATCGTTATCATCATGCGATGTGCGGGCCTTTGATGCCGGCCTTAGCGTATTCGGCGTTGAGTTCGGTGCGGGTGAGGTGGCGCGGTGTTGGTGCGGCGGGTTTGTCGCGTTGGTAGAGTGCTTCGAAGTCCTGGTTCATGTCGTCGATGGCGCGAGCGGCTGATGCGCGGACGTGTTCGTGTTCGTCGTGGGTTGG